TGTTCGCGGCCATCATTACTTTTCACTTTGGCGGCAGGGCGTTTGGCAAGTCATGAACGTTTCTCCCAAGGCCATCAGCGTGATTAAGCACCATGAAGGTGTTCGGCAAAAGCCGTATCAGTGCCCCGCAAGGCTGTGGACGATTGGTGTTGGTCATGTGATGTACCCAGAGCAGGGCAAGCTTAAAATTGAACAGCGGGATGCTTTTCAGCCGCATCCTGAAGATATGCGTACTTATACAATGGAAGAAGTAGATGGGATTCTTAGACGCGACCTTGATCGGTTTGAACGTGGAGTGGAGAAGTTCTGTCCTGTTGCTCTTACACAAGGGCAGTTTGATGGTCTTGTGTCTTTTAGCTTTAACGTCGGTCTGGGAACACTCCAGCGTTCAACGCTTCGCCAGAAGTTGCTTCGGGGTGATAAAGAGGGTGCTGCTGAAGAACTCTTGAAGTATTGCATGGCTGGTGGCAAAATACTCAAAGGGCTACAGAATCGTCGTATTGACGAGCGGGCCATGTTTCTATCGTAGGACTGCCCATGCCATTAAAGATGTGTAACAAATGCCAGTGTAAAAAGCCACTCTCTGAGTTTGGCAAAGATCGCGCACGGCATGATGGATTGACATATCGGTGCTTGGCTTGCAGAAAAGTGGCGAACGAACAAAAAACTGATGTAATTAAAGCGCAAAAACGTAACCATTACGAACGCAATAAAGATTTGTTGCTTGCGCGTAAGCGGGAGAGTTACATTAAAACAGCCGAGCAAAAACGCGCATATCAACGGGCTTATTCAGCTGCTAGACCTGAAGAAAGCAAGCTTAAGTCAAAGTTGTTTTACATAAAAAATCCAGATTACTACAAGCAGTTTCGTCAAAAATATCCAGAAAAAGTTAACGCAAAAGAAGCAAAGCGTAAAACAGCAAAGTTGCACCGGACGCCATTGTGGTTAACAGAAGACGATTACTGGTTAATTGAACAAGCTTACGAGCTTGCGGCCAAACGAACACAACTGTTTGGTTTTTCATGGCATGTAGACCACATAATACCGTTACAAGGAAAGATTGTTTCTGGTTTGCATGTGCCGTCAAATCTGCAAGTTATACCAGCATCAGTGAATACGTCCAAACAAAATAAATTTGAGGTGTTAGATGCCGCTTAAAAAGCTAACCCTAAAAGCTGGTGTGAATCGTGAAAACACACGATATACAAATGAGAATGGGTTTTATGTATCTGACAAAATAAGATTTCGTCAGGGGACGCCTGAGTGCATCGGTGGCTGGCAACGAATTTCTTCTACAACATTCATCGGAGTTTGCCGGTCATTGTGGAACTGGGTCACCCTTGGCGGTGCAAACTTACTGGGTGTTGGCACTAACCTGAAGTTCTATATCGAGTCTGGCGGTGCGTACAACGATGTGACGCCCCTGCGTAAAACACCGGCTACTCTTGGTGCAAACCCTTTTGCCACTACCAATCTGTCTACAACTGTGGTCGTTACGGACTCCACGGATGGCTGGGTTAACGGTGACTACGTTACTTTTAGCGGTGCTACAACTGTAGCTGGCCTTGATTTAAACGGTGAATATCAGATCACCACTATTGGTACAAGCACAACCACATACTCAATCCAAGCGGCAACAGCTGCTAATGCGAATACGACTGGCGGCGGCTCTTCTGTCTTAGCGGCTTATCAAGTTAATGTTGGTTCTGCGTATGAGATTCCCTTGGTTGGCTGGGGCGCTGGTGCTTGGGGTTCTGGCGCGTGGGGTATTGGTACGGCAAGTAACACCCAGATGCGTATCTGGAACCAGAGTAACTTTGGTCAAGACTTGATCTTTGGCCCTAACGGTGGGCCGTTCTACATCTGGAAAGCCACAACATCTTTGACAACTCGGGGTGTGTTGATCTCTGGTTTGTCTGGCGCTTCTGATGTGCCGCTTTACCAGAATCTTCTTTTGGTGTCTGATGCTTCACGGTTTACCTTTGCTTTCGGTACAAATGATTACGGTAGCTCAACGCTGAATCCAATGCTGATCCGCTGGTCTGACCAAGAGGATTACTTAAACTGGACGCCTTCTGCGACTAATCAAGCCGGTAGCTTGCTCCTATCTCACGGCTCCAAGATTGTTGCAATAATGCAGTCCCGTCAGGAGATCTTGGTCTGGACGGACTCTTCCCTCTATTCTCTCCAATACCAAGGCCCACCCGCAGTTTGGGGTTCTCAGTTGCTTGGTGACAACGTATCTCTTGCTGGGCCTAACGCCACAGCTTTGGCGTCTGGTGTTTCTTACTGGATGGGCGTGGATAAGTTCTACAAATACGATGGCCGTGTGCAGACCTTGCGCTGTGACTTACGCCAGTTTATCTACGAAGACATTAACTTAAGCCAAGCCTCACAAATCTTTGCATCCACCAATGAGGGCTTTAACGAGGTTTGGTTCTTCTATTGTTCGGCCAACTCGATTGCTATCGACAGGTATGTTACATATAACTACGCAGAAGATGTCTGGGCTTACGGCACGATGGGTCGCACAGCATGGCTGGACTCTGGCCTGCGTAACTACCCAATGGCAGCAACGTACAACTACAACGTGGTTTACCATGAGTACGGCGTTGATGACAATATGACTGGAACTACGGCGGCAATTAATGCCATCATTGAGACAGCTGAGTTTGACATTGATGACGGCGATAGGTTTGGGTTTGTCTGGCGTATCCTGCCTGATATTACATTCCGTGGGTCTACGATTGACTCACCACAATGCACAATGACTCTGATCCCGATGCAGAACTCTGGCTCAGGTTACAACGATCCTATCTCTCTAGGTGGTAACTCAAACGCGACCATCACAAGAACAGCCATCGTGCCTATTGAGCAGTTCACGGGTCAGGTTTACATCCGTGTTCGTGGCCGCCAGATGATCTTGAAGCTGGAATCAAACCAGATTGGATGCACATGGCAGTTGGGTTCTCCCCGTTTGGACATCCGTCAAGACGGTCGCAGGGGTAACTCATGAGTGTGATTATTACTTCAAAGTTTACACTTCAGCGTATCCAGCCGCCTGCTTTGCCATTGGCTACCCATGATTACGATGAGCAGTATCAAAACCAGTTGAACAACATCTTGCGGTTGTACTTTAATCGTCTTCAAAACATTCTTAACCAGTTGGAGTCCAGTGGTATTGAGCCTCCGCTGACAAACTACACGGTTGCAACACTGCCATTTGCAGTAGATGCCGGAAAGGGTGCTCGGGCTTTTGTCACGGATGCTTTGGCTCCTGTCTTTGGCGCTACTGTAGTAACTGGTGGTACGGTTGCTGTCCCTGTATATTCTGACGGCACAAATTGGAAGGTCGGATGATGCGCCCAATGCAAGATTTCTACAACATGGATTTTGAAGACAATGGCGGCATGGATGGCCTGTCTCAAGATGATTTTTTGGCAAGCATTATTAATCCACAGCCTGTTTATCAGCCAGCGCCAATTGCACCCGTTGCGCCAATACCTCAAGCTCCTGTAATTGACCCTGTTGCTGCGTTATTTGCGTCACAACCAGCTGCGTATCAAGCGCCTACAGTTCCAAACGTACCAGATTTTCTTTTAAGGCCACCTATTGTTGAGCGCGACCCTTTTGGGGCAAATGATGGCATCATCAAAGAAACATACACGCCTGAGTTGGATAGAGGATTACCCGCTATCACTTCTCCATTGCTGAATCTTAATAATGGCTCCGAACCTGCTGAACTTAAAGCCCCCGACAATATTGTTAAAGAAACATACACGCCTGAAGTAGCTAAAGCAACACCTACTCAGTTGCCTGAAAAACTGCTTGCGGATAAAGCGTTACCTCAAAATGCAACCGGTATAGCTGCGCTTGCTGCAAGTATTCCGCCATCTAGCCCGCCACCAACAGATGCTTTGGTTAAACAAATTCTTGGTCAAAACCTGACAAGCAAGTGGACGGGTGAAGGGTTCGGATCCGCCGAAGCAAATGCTGCTGACATGGCTAAGATCTTGTCCAGTATCGGCATTACGGACATTAAAGATTTTGGCAAGATTCCACAATACCAAACGCAACAAGTTTATAAGGGCCAGCCAGTTAGTTATGATGAAAATGGCAGCCCATTCATTACTGTTCCCGGTGCTGGGGTTGATGACTACGGCAATCAAGAAATGGTACATCAAGCCATTGATGACCCAAGCCAAATAAAAGACACCAAAGTCCAAATTAACGATGCCTACGGTAATAAGAAAACGGGGCAGGTAGTTCCTAACACTTACAGCGAACGCCAGACTGGAAACTTCTGGGGCGGCACATTTGCCGGTAAAGGCAACACTGGTTATGGTGTGCAGTTTGATGCGCAAGGTAATCCGCTTTTCTACACACAAGGCGCGTCCAGTAGTGATATTGGCAAACTTGCACCGATCTTGGCTATTGCATCGTTGTTCCCGCCTACGGCTCCATTTGCACAAGCTGCTAACGCTTTGATTGCTGCTAAAACAGGCAATCCTTTGGGTGCAATTGCTGGTATCGCGGGTCTTGGTGGATTTTCGGATGTGGCTAGTGCGGCAAATTTTGCCAACGCAGCGCAAAATAAAAATATTTTAGGGATGCTCAGCGCTGGTACTGGACTTACAGGCACTACCGATATTGGCGGCATAGATGTTTCAGACATAACAAAGGGGCTGAACACAGTAAAAGCGTTGCAGAGCGGCAACCCCTTGGCTCTTGTTAGTGCAATTGCTGGAAACTTACCAAAGACCGACGGAACAACATCGCTTGGCCCCGGTGACATGGATGAGTTTAGGAATAGTCTGATTCCTAATTACTTTAAAAACCCACCAATTGATGATTCTCAAAATCCAATTACAGTTCAGCAGCAGCCTACTGGAATTGATGAGTTGTTGAATCAGCTTGATCCATATAAACAGCAAGCGACGACAGTAACTCCCAAGGTTACTGAGCAAGAGACTCAAGTTGACAACGAGAAACTTGCACAAGAAGCGGAAGCCAAGCGAGCTGCTGAGCAAAAAGCGGCTGACGATGCAAGGGCGGCTGAAGAAAAAGCCCATCAAGACCAGCTTGCCAAAGAAGCTCAAGATGCGGCAGACCGTCAAGCGGCCATTCAAAAAGCAAAAGAAGAAGCTGATGCTGCACAAAAAGCGCACGATGAGCAAGTAGCTCAAGAAGCGCAGGCGGCCAAAGAAAGACAAGACGAAATTGACAGAGCCGCCGAAGAGGCTAGAGCAAAGTCAGATGCAGAAGCCGCTGCAAAAGCTAAGGCTGACCAAGAAGAGCATGATGCTCAATTGGCTAGGGATGAGCAAGCTGCTGCTGAAAGGCAGGCGGCTATTGATAGAGATAGAGCGCAAGCTGAAGCGGATCAAAGAGCGCATGAGGAACAAGTTGCAAAAGAAGAGCAGGATGCCAAAGATCGGCAAGATGCTATAGACCGCGCTGCTGCTGAGGCGGCTAAACAAACGCAGCCAGATGAAGACATTATCAAGAGCCTGCAAGATGCGGGTTTAACTAACGAAGAAATTGGCATTCCAGAACCTGAGCCAGTTGTGGGGCCAACACCTGAGCCAACACCTGCCGCAGAACCACAACCTGAGCCTCAACCAGAACCTGCTCCAGAACCTAATATTGATGACATTATTAAGAGTTTGCAGGATGCTGGACTAACTAATGAAGAGATCGGTATTCCAGAGCCGGAGCCTACCCCTGAACCCACTGTTGATGAAATTATTAAGAGTTTGCAGGATGCGGGCTTAACCGATGAAGAGATTGGTATTACCGCACCCGAACCTGAGCCTACCCCTCTAAGTGTAGACGAAGACTTTGTTCCAACAGATGAACTCCAACCATCTGAAGAACCGCAGTATTTAAGCACCGATGAAGAATCTGTGCCCACCAGCGAAATACAAACGCCGGAAGAATTACTTGATTACTTAAACACTGACGAAGACTTTGTGCCGACCAATCAAATGGAAGAACCAGAGCCGGAATATTTAAATACAGACGAGGATTTTGTTCCTACCAATGAAATGGAGGAGCCAGACCTTGAGTATTTAAACACCGATGAGGACTTTGTCCCCACGGATGAAATAGAAGAGCCTCAAGTAGACGAAGAAGGCACTGATGAAGAAAAATCAAAGATCAATGCTTCTGCTGCAAAAGCTAAGAAAGCAGTGGCTACAAATGCAGCGGCTGCTGCCAAAGTTAAAGCGGCTACGGCGGCAAAAGCTCAGGCTGATGCGGCTGCCAAAGCTAGGGCGGATGCAGCTGCTCGGCAAAACGCACAGCTTATTGCTTTGTTAAACATGATGGGTAGCAATAATGATGTTGCTCATATAAAATCTTACAAAGAGCTTTTTGGCGAAGATTTGACACAGCCGACAGCTCCCGCAGAATCCGAAGTAAGCGCCGGAGAAGAGCAATTATTCAGAGGTGGACACATAAATGATATTAGTGTCGATGACTTGTTACAAATTTTGAGGGGTTGATATGGCTACTACAGTTGATGAATATGGAAACATTGTTGATGAACCAACTTATTCCTTTGACCCTTATTCTGGAGAACAGCCTTACTATGGTGGCACTGTTTCCGGTGGCGTAAACACAACATTTGATCCATATTCTGGCGAACAGCCATACGACGGCGGTACTTTTACACCCGGTGGTATTGGTACTCTTGGTGGCGGATCAGATATTACAAGTGCTCTTAATAAACTTTTTGGCTCAAACCTAACTGGCAAACAACTAGCCGCACTTGCTGGCGTTGCTGGCGGTGGTCTTGCTGGATTGATGGGTGGCCTAAACCCCAAAATAAATAAAGTTGGATACCAAGGTGGCATTCCCAAATACGATGCAGTGCGTAATATGGTTACTGCACCCGTTGCTGGTCGTCGTCCCGGCGCTGGTGGTACTCATTACGGTGGCGATGTAACTTACGTGCCCAAAGGAACTATGGCAGGGCTTGCCGCAACTCAACCTTCAAGTGGCGGAAGTTCTACACTTAATGATCTCGCAAAGGTGGCTGGTGTTGGCGGCTTGGGTTATTTGGCCAGCCAGTATTTAGGCGATCAAAACAATCCATTTAAAGGCGTAACCACTGATTATGTATCTACCAGAATAGGTGATGCAAGAACACCACAGCCAACCATGTCTCCAACGCAAGACGAAGGAAATGCAATGGATAGAAATGTAGATTGGAATGCGGCTTTTGCCAGTGGTGGTTTGGCAAGTGGCCGTTATTTGCAGGGCGATACTGATGGTATGGCCGACAAGATTCCAGCAAAGATTGGTGCAGATCAACCTGCGGCTTTAAGTCATGGTGAGTTTGTTATTCCCGCTGATGTTGTGTCCCACTTGGGCAATGGCAACTCTGATGCTGGCGCTAAAAAGTTGTACAGCATGATGGATAAGATTCGCGAAGCTCGTACTGGCACAAAGAAACAGGGTAGAGAAATCAACCCAGATAAGTTTATGCCCGGTGGCTTGGCAAAAGCCTATGCAGATGGCGGATCCGTTAAGCATTTTGTAACTGGCGGGGATACTGGAATTGGTACTGCTGCCGCCGCCGGTGTTACTGGTACAGAGCAAGCTCCATCAAGCTGGGCTGGCGATTACATTACAAATATGTTAGGAAAAGGTCAGGCTTTGTCTGAGATGCCTTACCAAGAATATGGTGGCCCATTGACTGCTGGCGCTTCTGATTTGCAGAACCAAGCATTCCAAACTGCTGGTAATTTATCTGTTCCCGCTGGTGTTGGTACAGCCATGCAAACAGCTGGCGACATTTCAAACAAAGCGCAGAACCTATCCTACACACCCGCAACTTTTGGTAATCAGTTCCAAGCACCCACACAAACGGCTGCCACAAACTTTACCAATCAATACCAAGCACCAACTCCTTACCAGAACACCAGTTTTAATGCCGGTATTTTTGGTAATGAACAGGCTCAGCAGTACATGAATCCGTACTTGCAACAGTCATTGAACCCTCAATTGGCTGAAGCTCGTAGACAGGCTGACATTACAGCTGCTCAAAATAACGCGGCAATGACAAAGGCTGGTGCTTTTGGCGGCGGTCGTCAGGCTATCTTGACAGCTGAGAACCAGCGCAATTTGGGAACTAAACTGGCTGATATTACTGGTCAGGGCTACAACACCGCATACACAAATGCGATGAACCAATACAACCAAGACCAAGCCCGTAACTTGCAGGCTCAACAAATGGCGGAGCAGTCCAAGCAGTTTGGTGCTCAGCAAGGTATGACGGCTGCTCAGATGATGGCGCAGTATGGTATGTCTGCACAGCAGGCTCAAGAAGCTGCGCGTCAGTTCCAACAAAACCAAGCAATGACTGGTGCTCAACAAGCAGCTCAGTATGGCCTTGCAGGTCAGCAGGCTGGAGAAGCATCACGTCAGTTCGGTGCAAATCTTGGTTTGCAGGGCTTGAATACTGGACTTCAAGCTGCTCAAGCGCAAGGCAATTTGGGCATTTCTTCTGGTCAGCTTGGATTGCAAAACTTGCAGTCACAACTTGCCGCCGGTGCTCAACAGCGTGGTATTGAAGCCGAAGGTATTGCAGCAGATCAGGCCGCATTTGCAGCGGCTAGAGATAACCCATATAAGATGGTTCAGTTCCAACAATCATTGCTTAATGGCTTGCCAATAACTGCAACTAACTACGCCATGACTCAGCCGAATGCCTTGGCTGCCGCCGCTGGTGGTGCAACAACTGCCTCGGATTTGCTTAATATCCTATCTGGCAATGCTCCAGCTAAAAAGATTTAAGGATCTAATATGTATCAACCTAGCGCCAATCAAATTGCCAACTTGTATCAAGGCAATCCACAAGCTCTTCAGCAGCGTGTCAATCAAGAGCCGAAAGGCCCAGCTGGTTTGCCTGCCGATTTGGCCAAGGTAATGGCATTGAACATTGATTTGACGGAGCAAGACGCGGCAAAACGTCAGGCGGCGTTAGCTAGTTTGCAACAGATGCAACAGCAAAGCCCAACTGGTGAGCCTCCCACTGTTGCCCAGACAATTCAACAGCAAGCGGCGCAGAAAGCCAAGGAATTGGCGGTTCAGCAACAACGTCAACAACAAGGTTTGCAAGCATTGGCACAGCAACAAGGTTTGTTTGGAGCTGTTCCAGATAACGTTCCTCAGCCACAGCGTCAGCCTTCTGGTCTTGATGAGTTGACCGCTAATCTTGGTGAGCATTATGCTGGCGGAGGGATCATTGCATTCGCTAAGCCAACTGATGAAAACAATCGCAGCTTGGTCAATGACCCAGATGTAAAAGATGACTCCACTTCTGAGCCTTATGAAACGCCATACGACAGACGCAATCGTTTGTTGAATGAATCTGGCGAGCGATTTGGAAAGCCATCCAAAGAAAGCATTTCACAAGCAGAAATTCCAAAAGCAGAAAATGTAGAATTTACGCCCGAAGGACTTCCTCGTTCTCGCAGCGAACAGGCGGAAGTAATTGCTCGTAATAAAGCAATTTCTGCCACGCAAGCAAATGCTCAAAGACTTGGTGATATGCAGAAACTGCGTTTGCAACAAATGCAGAATCCACAAATTTCTCCAGAGTATTTGCAACAGATGAAAGAGTTCTACAAGCCACGCAGAGAACCATCTGGTATTGAGAACTTGGTTGTTCAGCAAGGTGCAACATATCCTGAGTCTGGCGCTACTCAAAAGCAAGAAGTAGTAAGCAATAAACCAGCTGCTCAAACCAAAGATTTGGCTCAGCTTGCTGCACAAAAACAGTTGACCACAAATACTAACCCTGCTGCGACAAAGCCAGCTGCTCCTGCCGCAACAGCTGCACCCGCTGCTCCAGCAGAGCAAACCGCTTACGACAAATATCTTGATATGGCTATGGCCAAGACTCCAGAAGAACGTCGTAATGAAGCTCTTGCACGCTACAAAGAGCAGATTGGTGCACCAGATACTTCTGCCCAACAGAACTACATCAAACAGCTTGAAGAAAGCCGTAAGAGATTTGCTGAGCCAGAGGACACTATGGGTCAGTTGCGTAACTGGCTTCGCACTGCCGCCAATGCTGGTGGCCGTCACTGGTTTGAGACTGGTGCTAGAACATCGGCACTTGAAGAAGCCCGCAAACAAGGCAATGCCCAGAAGGATATTGAAACTTTGCGTGAGTTGATGGGTGAATCAGCTAAGGTTGCCGACATCAATCGCAACTACAGAAAAGAAGCACTCAGCTTTGGCGAGAAAGAGTACGACGACGCATTCAGAAATGGCTTGGAGGCTGCAAAAGCCAAGGGTCTGGATATTCGTCAGCAACAGTTGTTTGCTCACCAGTCTGCCGAAGGTGCATTGGATCGTGCAAACCGTATTGCTGTGGCAGGTATGCCATCAAGCGATCAAAAAGAGTTTAATGTATTCTCAAAAGACTGGCTGTCAAAACCAGAGAACACAGGGAAAACTGTGTCCGACGCATACAGCGCATTCAAGCTGGCTGGTCAAGGTTTCCGTCCAGAGCAGGCTCGCGTTGGCATGATTGAAAAGTATGCGTCCGACTGGAATAAGATGGACATTGTTGAGAAAAACAATCTCAAGAAAGATAACGTTAACAATGCTTCAGACTATGTGAAGTACATGATGGACATTACCAATCAAGCCAAGCCCGGTGCGACACCGACGGTTGGTGCGCCCATTACAAAAGCGCAGTATGATGCCCTACCAAAAGGCGCTTCTTACACAGCTCCAGACGGGTCGCAAAGAGTCAAAGGCTAAGTCATGGCAAAGAATTTCTGGGAAAATGATGCGGTTGCTAAAAGCGACAACGCATGGTGGTCTAACGATCCAGTTGCTGGAAAGAAAAAGGAAGAGCCAATCCCAGAGCGTTCTTGGAGCGAAGTGCCTACTGACTTGGCGGCCAGCGCCATCTCAGGTCTTGGTGGTTTAGCGCAGTTCCCCGGTCAGATCTATGGCCTAGCCACTGGTGCAATCAAAGAGCCTGACTTTGCTAAGACGGGTCTGTATGGCATCGGTCAAGAAATGCAAGACTATGCCAAAGCTAATAAGTCTCAGGCATTGCTTGCAAAAGAAGCCGCAGTTGAAGCAAAGACCAAAGAAGCGGCTCAAAAAGAGGGTGAGCTTGGTGCGTTTAAAACCAGCTTTCTTGAGACTGTCAAAGATCCAGCATTGCTTAGTTCTTTCTTGGTTGAGCAGGTTCCTCAAGCCATTCCATCTTTGGTTGCTGCGCTGATCCCCGGCATTGGCCCTGAAGCTGCCGCTGAAATCAAGAGTTTGCAACTGGCCGCCAAGGCTGCCACTAACGACGTTGTTAAGAAAGCTGCTGAACAGGCGCTTGCTACCGCTATTAACAAGGGTAAGCAGGATGTTATTGAGCGTGGCGCTACTGCCGCTGTTCGCACTGCCGCCGTCCAGCAAGGTGCTGACGTTGGTGCTGGTACTTATGATGCTATGTATAAGTACCTGACCGAGACTAAGCGCATGAGTCCTGAGCAGGCGGCGGACGAAACAATTAACTATGCTCGTGCTGCCGGATTGGGTGGTGCTGGATTGTCTTTGTTGGCTCAGAAGTTACCCGGTGCCAAGGCATTTGAACGTGCGTTGGCTGGTGAGCGTACCGGCATGGGTCGTTTAACTGGCGCTGTAATTGGCGCGGCCAAAGAAGCTCCCGGCGAGAACGTTGAGGAAGTTGGTGGTCGCTTGTTGCAGAACATTGCAATGAAGCAAGTTAACCCAGAGCAATCATTAACTGAGGGCTTGGGTCAGACTGCGGCTCAGGCAACTATTGGCGCTGGTGGTCTTGGTGCTCTTGGTGGTATTCGTAGTGGTCGCCCAATAACAGAAGCACCAGCCGTACCAGAAGCAGAAAAGATAGTAGAGCCAGAAAAGAAACCATTGGCGCTTGGCGTATCTGAGCCATTTACTCCTCGCGTATTCCCAGATGGCTCTGTTGCCACGACGCCAGAAGATATTAAGCGTTACGAAGAAGAGCAGTTCAGAAAGAAATATGAAGCTCAACCAGCCGACGAGAGGCCGCCGCTGGCGCTTGGTTTGTCTGAGCCGTTTACTCCCGTTGCGTTGCCTGATGGATCTGTTGCTCTTACTAAATCAGACTTGGATGCTTACGAGCAAGAACAGTTTGAGAAGAAGTATGCAGCTCAGCCAAACTTAAATCAGGCAAAAGTTTCTGAAGTTCCACCTCAGCTTGGCTATTCACCATTGCCCGGCGTTCCAAAGATTACTTCAGAAGGAGTAGTCCTTCTCAATCCAGAGCAAGAGTTTCAAGCTAAATATGCGCCGCAAGTTAAGCGTATTACCGCTGAAGAATGGTCTGCTTTATCGCCAGAGGAAAAAGATGCCGCTTCTGTAAAGGCTCAGCTTGAAGAGCGTCAACGAATTGAAGATGCCGCTGCTGAGGCTGCTGGCAAGCCAAAGAAAGAAGCTGGGTTTAAAGGTAAATGGACTCCAGAAGAGCGTGCTGCCCTTGGTATTCAGGAGGCTCCAAAGCCAGTTAAGCCAGCTGATCGGGCAAGCAATCCTGAGAACATTGGCATTGACAATCAATTGATCTCAGAGGGTGCCGCACCTTTCTCGGATCGCAGTCAGGCTGTCGCGGCTGCAAAGCTTCAGCCGACACTTAAGCCGTTGAAGCTGGAGAAAAATCAGGGTTATGTCCTTACTCCAAAGACGCAAGAGGAATTGGATAGAGAAGCTGAAGTTGCTAGGAATCGTGCTGTTGTAAATGTTGGTGGCAAGGCGGGTGAGCCGCTTGGCGCTGGCCAATACATTGCTAGATACGGCGGCCTGAGCATGGACACCATGTCCGACATGAACTCAGGCGGAAACTATAAGCATGGTATGGCTTATATGTTCTCCCCTACCGGCATGAGCTTTGAGCAAGCAAAAGAACGCTTGGTTAGCGCTGGATATTTGCCAGAAGAAGCTAGTCACAGTGAAGTTATTGATGCCATTAAGAAAAATGCTCTGTCCGCAGAGGGCGAAGAGACTTCTGCTGAAAGAGAAACTAAAACTCAGAATAAAGCTTTTGAGCTTAAAGAGGCTGCTGAAAATCTAAAGTCTCCCGTGGCTGAGGAAATGGGTTATCCCGTTACGCCCCAAGAGATTGCCCAGAATCATTTGGACAAAGCTGCTGATCTTGGCATTGATACATCCGCTATTACTGAGCAGGCTTTTGAGGAAACGAGGGGTCAACCTGAAGATGCTTACCATGACCGCGTAAGTGAGTTGACTCGCGATGCAATTAAGAATAGCGAGACAGATGTTCTGCCTGCACTCAGTCAAGACGGTACCCATTACGTCACAACCGCAGAAAACATCAGGGTTGAGAAAGAGCTGACCGGCAAGACCATGGCGCAGGTTGCGAAGTGGGCTGTTGACAATGCTCCCAACGCATTTGCCAAGCACTTTGCTAAGAAGGCTTACGAAAAGATTCGTGAGATGGAGCGAAGTGGTGTTCGCTTTGGGTTTGATATTGCCACTGGTAATAGACGTTCATCTGAGCTTGAGTTTGCCAATGGTGTTACCAACTTTTATTTTGGAAGACGGGCAAAGGGCGAAGATACAACCATCAACATCAAGTTGAATGGTGCGACAAATGCAAAGCAGCAAACCAACTTCCCGCCCGGATGTACATATACGATTGTTTTGCATGAGCTTTTGCACGTTGCCACTCGCGGCCAGTTGCGCTTCTTAAGTGGTAGCAATCCAATCGTCAAAGAGTTGCGTGCGCTTTATGAGGTAGTGTCCGCAAACGTTTTAAAAGAAAAGAAAGCTGGGACATTGCCAGAGATTGGCAAGATGTTCTTCCAAAATCGCAATAATGCTTTTGCCACGCCGGATGAATTGGTGTCTTGGGGTTTGACAGACGAGCGGATGCAGAAGTATTTGACCGATATAAAGGTTGGAGATAAGACTGTATTTAGCAAGCTGATTGATTTGGTTCGTCAAGTCCTTGGTATTGCTAAGCCGTTTGAGACTGCGCTTGACCGCTTGGTTCGCACAGCCGATCAGATCATTGACATTTCAATTGAAGATACCAGAGATGGCGCACACCTAGAGGGCTACAACTTTGGCCCCGGCAAGATACGCGCTACTTCTGGTGCACAGCAGTCATTGTTTAGTAAGGCCGTAAGAGAAACTCTTGCCGCCAAGCAAGGTGTTATTCCTGCATCTAGTGGTCAGCAGGCTTTGGATACGCTTACCCGCATGGGTCGTCAGGCTGAGAAGCCCACGGAGAGTTACTTGCAGAAGGCTCGTAAGTCTTGGGACAACGCTCTGGACAATCCAAAGACAACCAAAGACGCAGCCATTGCCGCCATCAAACGCTTCAATGATCGCGTTCAAACATGGTCATTCTCTAGCGATGCAGCTTTAAACAACCGCATTCGCGAAGAGATCATGAGTTCGGACAAGGATAGCGCCGATAAGATTGGCACGCTGCTGAATGTTAGCTTGAGCCAGACTGTTCACGCCGATGCCTTGGCCAGTTTGCTGATGACCGAGGGTAATCTGCGTTATGACGAAAATCTTCACAAGTGGGTTGCCGTAAAGGACGATGCTAACTTTGTGACCTTGTCTAAAGGTTTGGATGAGTTGGCTAAGAACCATGGCTTGAATAAAGAGATGGCTGACACGATTGCACACACTGCATTCGAAGCCCGTCGCTTGAAGTCAATGGTCAGTTTTAATTTGCAGGTTGAGCAGGAAGTTGCGGCCATGCGTGCCGAGGCGGCCAATTTGCGTAAGCGTGGCAGTCCTGTCGCGGCCAGCGCTTTGTTTGAGAAGGCTACCAATCGCCTAAAGGATAAGAAGTTTATCCACATGACAGATGCACAGATCAATGAAGGCAATTCATTGTTCAAGCTGATGCCTGAGTTGGATAAGATTTCTGGCGTCTGGAATCAGATGCGGGAGAACACTGCCAATATCTTGGTGGAAACGGGGTTATGGAGCAAAGAAGAAGCTGAGTTCTTGCTGGACAATGCTGACTATGTTCCGTTCTTCCGAGAAGAGCAGATTGAAGAAGGCAAAGGCCCCAAGGAATATATCCGTGGCTTGATGGTTCAGGCTAAAGAAAAGAAACTTACCGGCTCTGCCAAGCCAGTTAACGATGTATTCGACAACATGGCTCGCTGGATGCAGTATTCGGTTAACCGTGCTGTTCGTAACCGCTCCGCTTTGGCTTTGACTGATACCGCTGTTGATTCGGGCATGGCTAAGAAGATTGCCAAACGTGCAGAAGGCGACAACGTTGTTCGCGTCTGGCGTAATGGTAAGGAAGAGTTCTACAGCATGGCCGATCCCATGTTTGTGGAAGCCTTTACCGGCTTGGAATCTATTGCTATCCCAACATGGAAGTGGGCGTCTAAGCTCTCCGATATGCTTCGCCAGTCAGTGGTGATGTATCCGCTGTTCTCTGTTGCTCAGCTACCACAAGACTCGTTTGCTGCTATGTTCTCGTCTGGTCTTAAGGCTCAGTACGCCCTGAGAATCCCAGCTCTTGCGGCCAAAGAGTTCTTAAGAACACTGACCAAGACAAGCAAAACGCATGAGGAATTGAAATCATTTGGTGTTGTCGGCGTGCGCGACTTTACCTCCGCGATGGCTCGTTTGGATGCTGAAGTTTATGCAGGTCTGAAAGCTCCTCCCGGATTTGGTGGCAAGCTAAAAGGTTTTCTGTCTCACATTGCTATGGCCTCCGACAATGCTGTTCGTCAGGCTACCTATGAAGCCGCGATGTCTCAGGGCATGAGCCGTGGTGAGGCTATTGAGAAAGCGTTTGAGATCTGGAACGTGCGCCGCAAGGGTACAAGCAAGTCCTTGGCGATTGCTGGTCAGGTCATCCCATTCTTTAGCGCTTACCTTGCCGCCCAGAACGTTGCACTTAAAACAATCAGCGGCGCAGGCACATCTCCAACAGAGCGTTCAGAAGCAATTAAAACTCTGGCCGGTACTACCGCCTCGGTCATGGTGCTTTCTCTGCTCTATGCCATGATGAATGGCGATGATGATGACTATTTGAAGAAGCCAGCTGTTGTGCGTGACCGCTTGCTCATGATCCCCGGCACTGGCGGCCTGAGCATTCCAATTCGTAGTGACTTGTTCTCCGTTCCAAAGATCGTCACCGAGCACATGTACTTGATGATGACTGACAAGGGTTATGAGGATGGCCGTAAGTTCCGTGACTCTATGGCCGCAGTGCTGAAGTCTGCTTTGTTCAGCCCGACTGTTGTGCCGCAGGCGTTCAAGCCTTTGGTGGAGATCGGCATTAACTATGACTTCTACTCTGGCCGTCCATTGATTGGTCACTTTGAGAAGATGAAAGAGACTGAGCGCCAGTTCACGGATACAACTTCTGAGTTGGCCAAGCTGATGGGTAGCACTGGCATCATGTCACCGATCGCCATCGACCACATCCTGCGCGGTATGTTCGGCTCTGCTGGCGGCTTGGCTGTTTACATCACCAATCCGTTGTTGCACAGCGATCCAAACATTGATCGTCCAACGATGTCATGGAAAGATGCCGCCGCCGCTTTGCCCGGAACCAGTGGCTTTGTGTCACGCGAATATGAGTCAGGTCTTAAGAATGACTTCTATGTTCTGCGTGATGAAGTGGCCAAGGTTGCCAACACCATGTCAGATCTGAAGCAGAAGAATCCTGAGCAGATTGAAAAGTATTTGTCCAGCGAAGAGATCATGGCGCGTTACGGATTGTCTAAGTCTGTCTCTAAAATTACAGAGCAGCTTGGGAAGATTCGTAAGAACATCAGTCAGATCACCAACGCCCCAAGAAATGTGATGACAGCCGACGAGAAGCAGGCAACCATCAAAGAACTAAGGGCGGTTGAATTGGATATGCTCAAGGCTATCAATACCAAAGAACTAAGAGCAATGGCAAAACTCTGAAAAAGGTTGCAACGTTGCAACACCCATCAGGGTTAACCCTTATCTAATAGTCTTTCTATGGTGACGTTTAGTGCGTCATCCATGTCCATTTTCTTGATTGCCCACATTCTTTTCTGGCCATGCCAGCCAAGGGTTGAGCTTTGATGGCATGACTTGCACAGGGCTACAACCGTGTACTGACAGCTTTGCTTGATGTGATGGGCGTCCGAAGGGCCGGGATCGTCGCATACTGAGCAGGGCAACTCTTTAACCTTGCCGATATGCAAACGTTGTTTGGCCGTAAGTTTGTTATTCACAAACGTTTTTCCCGTTCGGCCATCAGTGCCTCGGCCAAATCAAAGATCTTTGTTGCGGCGGTTTCGGGGTCATCGTCCTCATAGATTAATCCAATAGTTGCACTCATGGCGTACCAGTCAAGCATGGTTATTTCTTGGATTGATATTGGTTCCGTTTTTGGCGTTAGGGCTTTGATGCCATCACTTTTTTTCTTTAACACCATTGCTTTTCCCCTTTGTGTTTTGTGCCACGATCATTGGCGCAATTAGTTCTTCAAGGTAATACGCAATGCTCTGTCCTTCAATGCCAAGTTTCTTCATCCATTCATCCTCATAGATTGTGGAGATGACATCGCGGATGGCCTTGTTGTATCCGCCGTTGAATTCATCATCACCCTCAATCAAAAGAGTAATGGCATCGCGCACCAACGATGAGGCTTTGCGCTCACCTGCCGCCAGCTTCAGCTTGTCGTATACCTCGCGACGCAAGTGAACTGAGTACGGTACTAAACGGTTATCTGCCATGTTTTAAACTCCTTATAAATGCCGCGCAACTGTTCTATTGCACGCGCATTGTTTTTAATTTCTGTTCTTGACTCGACGCCCAATGTTTCCTTGAGCCAGTCTGTTGCTTCTTCCTCGTTCATCATGAAGATGTGGCCGCCTTCATGTAGGAATTTGTGAAAAGCTGTATCGCGGCAAAGCATTCCAGCTACACGAACATAGTCCATGGAAAGATCTTGCTCCCTATCCATTGGCTTTTCGTCTGTATTTAGGCGAACCATTACCACCTGATAACGAGATCCCACATAGTCACGCATGACTTCTTCTGGAATCTCGTCAGGATGGATGGACAAGGTGAGCACGTAGCCCGTCTTGTCCTGCTTGATGGCTACCTTGACGCCCTCAAACTGTGAAGTTTTCATGCCTTGTTTTCGTCAAGCTTGTGATCGCCGCACCAGTCAGTCATGTAAACCGCTGGATAGCCGCTCATGGTTGGAGCATGACGACGGCAACGGCCAACAATCTTATCTGGCACCGTTTCTGAGTTATGAATCACGGTGCGTTGTTTTTCTACAAACCACATACAAGTTTTGCAACTCATGTTTTCTGAGCGGTGCGCCCAAGGATCTTGTGCAATTTCAATCATTTCTTACTCCTAAAATGGCACATCAGAATCGTCAATCTGAGGAGCTGGGTTGGAGCGAGGGGCATCAGGCTTCTTGTATGTGCTGACCTTGATGCTGAAGAACTTTCCGTTCTGGCCTTCGCGGATCCATGCTCCCATGTTGATCTTCACAAAGTCACTGCCGACTTCTTCTGCCTCGGAAATCATTTCCTTCAGCAAAGTAATGTCCACTTCAAGGTGGCCGTTGTAGTCTGGTGACTTTGGATTGATCTTTGGTTGGCGTGCTTTACCTAAGATTCCTGAGTTTGGGTACTGTGACATATTAGCCTTTCAATTTTTCTTTAGCGGTTTTAAATTCCAGCATGAGTGCTGTGTAACTTGCTTCGTCTTCTGCCTTCAACTTGTCAAAGATGACGCGGTTGTTGGTGAACAACTTCATGATGTCTGCTTCTGATCCGGCTTCGGCAAGACCCATCTTGGTGACGTCGGTGACAAGGGATGCCCATGCCTCGATGTCTGTTCCGGGATCAGCAGATACTTTTAAGTGCCAAGACTTATCGTCCTTGCCCTCAATCTTAGCTGGCGGTTTGCCTGTTGCCTTCGGCTCTGCTTTCGGTGCGGCCTTCGGAGCTGGCTTTTCTTCTGCGGCAGGTGCAGAGTCAATGATGTCATGCTCCACAATTTCCATGGCCGTCATCCAAAGGTAGCGACGTTGGTAGCTCTCGACCGCGCCTAGGTTCTGAATGGGGTGAGCACCTTTAAGGTTTGCTTCAGCCATTGGGCTTTGAATAACAATGACTGTTCCGTCATCGACGTCTGTGATGCACAGCTGGGCATACTCTGTATTGAATGAAACAACGCCGCACAATCCAATCTCATTAAAGATTGTTTGGATGTGAGGGATGAAGTCACCCAGCTCGAAGTATGAGTAGCCTGCAAACTTATTGAGGCCAGACTTCTTCATCTCGGTGGATTGAAGCTTGACCCGAGCGGCCATTAGTTTTTTATGGACTGACATTTGTTTTTCCTTGTTCTGCTAATTTCTTTGCCTTTTGGCGGTCGTTGTATGCCTTCTGATACTGGCGTTGCTTTGCTTTCTGCGCGGCGGTCATTGGCTTCTTGGGCTTCTTGGTATCGGTTTGCTTTGCTTCCAAGACTTTAATCTTGGCTTTGAGCATTGTGATGTCTGTGGATAAGGCGCTAATCAATTGAAACGCTCCCTTTAATTCAGACTGTAAAAACTTCTTCTCTGCGTATGAAATGAACATTGCTTACTCCATTGTTGACATATAGTTTTGATACTGCGTGCAGAACGGTGCGACTTGGCAGTAGTTCTTACAGCGCGTTCTTTCGCCTTGGCGAATCTCGATGACGAACTTCTCGCCCTTCTTCGCAGACTCCTCCGCCTTGGCCAAAGCCTTGTCAGCATCCTCTTGCGTTTCGTGAACACTCTTGGCTCTGACGTTGCCGTCTTTCTTGAGTGCATAGCTGGTCTTCTTCTCCCACATTTCTTCGGCGGTGCAGTCAGGCATCTCTCCATCAGTCTCCATCTCAAACAATGCAGTAGCATGGTCGTAGATGCGCTTGTTGATGAATGCTTCACGCTCCTCGAATGTCCACAGTGGGATGTCAATCGTGGCCACTGGTGATGGTGGATAGCTCTCTTTGGTAGCGGCGTCGCGTGCAGACCAATCACGAATGATCGCAATGATCTGAAGCTTTCCTACCGGAACTTTCTTAACCTTCTCTACCATCCATGCGTAGATGTTGAGCTGACGGTGCCAGTCGTCCTTCTCATTCATCACTGCCCATGCACCAGTAACTTTGTAGTCGCTGATTGTGATCGTGCCGTTTGGCTCAATCTCTTGTAGGTCAATCGCACCTGAGATATTCCAACCTTCGTATTGCAGATGCAGTCGCTCTTCAACAACGTGGTGGTCATCCTTGCCATGCTCCAAGATATTGTGTACAGCAGAGCCGAACAATGACCACACCATTTCGCTTGCGTCTTGCTCTATCTCATCCCAGTATTTCTTCTTAAGCTGAACAATTCGGGGTGAGTTGATGATCTCTGTTGCCGAAATGTGCGCCTTACCTTTTGAATAAGTGGGGCGGTCGATTACGTTAACAAAGGTCTGCGGTAAGTTGAACTTGTTCGTCAGTTTCATGGTTGATCCCGATCTGCAATACGTTGTAGTTCACGCTTCTCAATGCTTAGCATCCCTGCCAGCTTTGAGATCTTTGCTTGCGCGTCAGCATTCTTCTTGCGGCCTTCGTCGGTTAAGAGTTCGGTCTTAGTAAAGCTAACGCCCATAGCCATGCGCTTCATCTCGCGGCCAATAGCTTTGACGCCCATGTCAACAGCGTGTTGAGTTTGAGATTCAGGCTGGATGATGATGTAGTTACCGGCATGGTCACTTACCATCAACATACAGTGAGCTGTAAGCAGGATGTCCTTGATCTCGGTAATGCAACGCAACACCTCAAGGTCATACCTACGAACGTCTGCAATGTCCACTGGCTTTGGTACTTCGCACAGCTCCGATAAGTAACTGCGCTTGAGTACACTGCCGTATGTCAATCCGCTATCCAGCAAAGTCTTAACTGCCTGCTTCCAAGCGGGAAAGAGTTTTGGATCGCTCATGCAAACTCCACATTAAAGCGGCCAAAGCGTGGTCGGTAGTCACCCAAACCAATGAGTGCACCTGCATCGACAAGAGCCTTCTTAACTTCGTTAATGTTCACTACGTCTTCATTCACTACAACGGTGGCGGACAGCGACCAGTTGCGGAAGATGGGGCGGTAGCGAATGATCTTGGCCATGCCAACCTTCACGCCGCGTGCATCAATGTTCTTTGGGTTTTCCCATAGCTTCTCTGGCGTCATGTTTTTGAAGCCGTCGATGGGTAGTTCATCTTCCAATACTTGAACGCCCTGCTTAAACTTAACGCCGAGCTTTTGTAACTTGGCCGCCGCGATCAGGCATGAGTCAAGGTTCTGCGCTGGGATAAAGAATCCTTTGTCTTCATTCCAATAACACCCACCGATAAACTCGCTTCGTGCGATAGCAAAGTGGTCGTCGTCAGTCTTCTTGCGCTTGCTGGTCAGTTCTTTGTGAGCCTTGGCCATAGGGTCAAGCGGGTTCGCAAAGCGATCAGAGTGCATGAGTAAAGATGACGAGCCTGTGATTTTCACTGGGATAGTTTTCATTTGCTTTTCCTTTAAGTTATTTGATACACACTTTGTATCGGATATGAAACTGTTTCCAATTCCATAGCCGCTACATTAGCCCACGCCGATCCTCGCCTAACCCTGCCCGACCAGACCTCACCCTTGCTTGCCTGAGCCTGCCACAACACTCGAAGTGGTACTGTTGCCAATACCCTATCGACTGTTTCCAGTTCCAAGCCTTACCCTTCCACACCGAGCCATTCCACACCAGTCCGCGTTCTGCCATACCCAGCCGAAGCCTTCCCAGCCGAAACACTCGAAGGACAACTCATTGAATTGCCTATCGACTGTTGCCAGTTCCATGCCTCACCAGTCCCCACCTCTCCTCGCCGTGCCGATCCTTACCCGACCGTACCTCTCCCGTGCCCGCCTGACCATAGCGTGCCTTGCCGCTATTTATCAGCACTCGAAGGATGACTGTTTCCAATCACCTATCGACTGTTTCCAGTTCCACGCCCTACCTTGCCCGACCGAGCCTGACCGCAATACGCCGAGCCAAACCACAAGAAACCAGTTAGGTTGAGGCCGATTGTACCTGCTACATTGCAGAAATGCAATAGGTCTGTTAAAATAAATGCAATATGTAGGGAAGACCATGAGATACGCAAACCGGATTGACGAGAATCAAAATGAAATAGTCAAGGCTTTACGCAAGGCGGGCGCGGTGGTAAGGATCATCTCTCAGGGTGATGGCATACCGGATCTGCTGGTGGCGTACAAGGGATACACGATCTTGATGGAAGTGAAAGACGGGAATAAACCACCGTCGGCGCGTAAGTTGACGGAGGCGGAGCAGAAGTTTTTTGATGAATGGACTGGCGGAATGTTGGTAATCGTAAATTCTGTTGAAGAAAGTCTTGCAACGTTGCAACACTGCGATTAGAATCCGGCCAACCAGAGGGCTGGATGTTTCGTTGCTTTCTCCTTAGGTTGGATTCGTGGCTCCTTAGTTGGGGCCACTTTTTTCGGGAGACAACACGCATGGGGATTGTCCTCTGGGAGTACCCGGAGGCCCGGAACAGTCCTCAGCCGTGTTGGTGAAACTAAGTTCACCCCGCCTTGGGTGCCGACGAACGGACTCGTTCTCTCGCTTGAAGAAATCGGTTATGGCCACCAACAATTTTTAAGTATCCAATCGACGTTTTTAAGTTTACAATCCGTTCATCATGAAAACCTCACTTCCTCGACCGATTATCTCTGGGTGTATTGTCAGCCCGGTAGACGGCCGCCCTTGGAAGGCGGAGGCCGCAGGTTCAAATCCTGCCACCCAGACCAATCATTGACCGCTACGGTGTTCGTAGTGTAGTGGTAGCACGGCGGATTGTGATTCCGTCAGCGAGGGTTCGACTCCCCCGTCCACCCCAAAATAATCCTTGACACAGCGACAAACGTTTGGTATAAACGCGGTGTTGCTGTTGTGAGCGACAAGTTAGGCCATTTACACATACGTTCCGCCTTACCCAATACTTTCGTGGGAGAGATATTAGGCAAGGTCACAACCGGAACGTAGTTGTAAATGGCCTTTTTTGTTTTTGGAACTAGAACGGGTGGATGGGTTAGCGCCACCACAACCCACAGCTTGCGGGTAAACGTTTTGAAAAACACTGCTCTATGTGAGCCGTTCTAGTCTCCACCTCCTACGACAACCGATACAAGAGTCTATCGGGAAAGATTTCATACTGAGGGTAGAGGAAGCGAGTAGCCGTCATACGTCATGGTATCGGTAGCCCGAGAGGGTTAAGAAAGCGTAGTCCCCAAGGAGCAGAGTCAACTACAGTTCTGGCTTGTATCGTATCTCGGACAGAAGCCTCCCCCTCCGAGCGCATAGGGATAGCGTGACCATAGAGTAGCTATACCAATCCAGTCCTTCATTGAGACGGTACACGGTGGCGAGGGTAAAGTTGCCTCCCGGTGGTGTGGTTAGGGAATGCCGCTTGTTGGGCGGATAACACTGGGAGATAGGGTGCGGCGAACAACTTTACGCACCCCCTGAGATGGCGATCGAACGAGCGACGAGTCAGGTAAGGCTATAGGTGGAGGGCTTGCTCTCCCCTAGGCATATCTTTGCCTTCCGAAGCCCACTCACTTCACTCGGAGTCAGGTAAACGCCACATTACTCCACACTCTACTAATACATCATGCGTAGACGTCAGCAAATGTCTCGATATAAATAACAGGTTAGCAAGGGTTTTCACCTACTCAACTTTCTGTAACTTAGTGTATAATACTACACATACTTACAACAAAGGAGTGAGCGATGAGGACTTTATACGACGCTGGCGAGGGGCGAATGTTGACGGTTGATTACGACTACGAGCCTGAAGATATTGCCTTGCGTGTCAACGGCATTCAGATGGAGCCAGACTATCCGGCCACTGTTGAGATCACTTCGGTGATGCACGAGGGCGTGGACGTTATGGATCTGCTTGATCCTGACCTGCTGGCCGACATTGAAACAGAAATAAAGGATGGCAAATGAACGACGAAACAGCATTCCCAGCCCAAGCATTGGGCGGTCTTGGATACACCACTGGCATGAGCTTGCGTGATTACTTTGCGGCCAAGGCTATGGATGTAGGGATGAACGAAATCAAAGACTACTACGGCATAGACAAGGATGCAGTGGCAAAGTGGTGCTTTGAAATGGCAGATGCAATGTTGAGAGCGAGGGAAGCATGACGCACGGCGGCACACGCAAGGGAGCCGGTCGTCCTCCTACGCCAGTCAATGAGAAACGATTGGTGGCCTTAAGGAAAGAGGGCGTATCCATGCGAAAGATAGCGGAGCGGTTTGGCGTTACCGCGGCGGTCATTCGATCTGCAATAGACAGGATCAAAAGAAATGACCCCGCTTCTCTATGAATACACGCGGTGTAAGCCACAGCTTGTCAGCTCCAAGTGCGAGAACTGTAAGCGGTGGGTCGATCACCCAGAGCAGACGCGCGGCAACGGCGTGGTCAATGTGCAAGACAGCAAGAGCAAGGCTTGCTTCTACATTCCCATTTCATTTCAGGAGGAACTATGAAAAACGCACCCGCATTTCCAACAGTAATGATTGGAGAACTAGAAGGCGGCATGACACTGCGTGACTACTTTGCGGCTAAGGCTTTGCAAGCTCTCATCATTAGAGAAGGTAAAGACCACAGCGGAGTTATCAACGAAATCACAACAACAGCTTATCAGTACGCTGACGATATGTTGAAAGAGAGGGATGTATGACATGGCCTTTCCCCCCATTCCCAAACCCAAAGGACAAGAATGACAAGCGAGATCCGAAGTTCAATCCTGACAACTACGAGGACGCACCTATATGACACAAGATGAAATCATTGAGATGGCTAAAGAAACTGGTCTTTTGCCCGAAAAAAACAATGTTGTTTATCAACATTCAATGTTTGAACAGTACATAAAAACCTTTGCCGAGCTAGTAGCACAGCATGAGCGTGAGGCGTGTGTTAAAGCAATTGAAGAACAGATTGCGTGGGATTTAGATGACCCTGAATCTACCGCTATTAAAGCTATCCAGAAAAGGAGTGGTGTATGAGAGTACGAACAATGTTAAAGCATCGGACTTTGTTGTCATATCAAAAACATTGGATGTGGATGCGTAAAAACGGAAAACTTATTTTGTGGTGGCGTAATCCTGATTTCATCAAAGCAAAAGGACAAACATGACACACAATGAAATTGTTGAAATTGCCAAACAAGCCGGAATTGAAACTGATTGGAGTTTTGATTTCCAAGTTCGGCTTGAAGCCTTTGCCAAGCTAGTAGCACAGCATGAGCGTGAGGCGTGTGCAATGGTATGTGAAGACTATGGTCGTGCTGAAGAAATGCAAGCCATTGGAAATGACTATGCCAACGCCATCCGAGCAAGGGGACAATCATGACCTACGAAGAGTTTGTAAAGTTTGTGCAGTCTAAGTGTATGCACGAAACAATCTACGAAGACAGTGAAGGAAGATCAATCCTTGTAATCAATCTGCTTGATGCGTATGGCATGGTCAACAAGGCAATTAAAGAAGAGCGTGAGGCGTGCGCCAAGTTGCGCGACGATCTTCACTTCTACCACTTTGACAAGACCGCATCCGTCAGCAAAGCCGAGCTGGTTGCCAGTGTTGAGCAAGCACTCGATGACTATGCAAAGCTAATTAGAACGGGGGATGTATGACTAAAGACGAAGCATTACGCCTTGCATTGGAGGCGTTGGTAATGCTTTTGGATAACTATGTTCCAGAAGCAACAGAAGAAGACATTAGTCAAGTTGAAACAACCATCACCGCCATTAAAGCCGCACTAGAAGCGAAGGATGACCCTGTGGCAGAAGTAACAAGCGAAACGGGCGCAGAGATCACAATGTCTTGGTGGCATGAACCTGCTTTGCCAATGGGCACAAAACTCTACACCACCCCACCACAGCGCACATGGGTAGGGCTGACAGAAGAAGATTTAAAACCAATATGTAATGAATGGCGAATTGTTTATGGTGCGTGGGCGGAAGACTTTGCCCGAGCCATTGAATCCAAACTAAGGAGCAAAAATGATTCACACAGATGAAGACGATGAGTTTGAACGCATAGCCCATGAAGCCAAGATAAAGGGACAACCGTATTACTTTGAAGGGCACCCGACCGATCCTGACAAGGCGATCTTTCGTAAGCCACAAAGGGATTTTGGTTGGAAAGAACTGACCCTTGCCGAAGTTGAGGAAGCCTATGACCAGCACGCCAAGCATCAAGTTGAAGACATGGGCGTCAGCGGGTGGGTTGACTTTGCCGCAAGCATTGAAGCGAAATTAAGGAGCAAGAACAATGGATAAACCAATAGCATGGTACGACCCAAGCAACGGCATGGTCAGTACAGATCAAGACTGTTCTTTGTTTACACCGCTTGGTCAGGTGTGGCCTTTGTATCCTGAGCGTGAGTGGGTTGGACTGACGTATGAGGACATGGTTGGTTTGCAAAAAGAATTGTTTGACAAACATGGCGAAATGGTTTTGCCAACAACACTTGCTATGGCAGTTGAAGCCAAACTTAAGGAGAAGAACACATGACAAAAGATCAAATGGAACTTTTGAGCCGAGTGTTTGCCATGAACGAGCAGATCGTGATGGCGCTGACTAATCCGATAATCACTAAGACAACAGGTTGGCAGGACTTAAAAGATTCAGAGGTAAAAACAATTGTTTCAAATTCGCAAACCACAGAGTGGGCAGTCTTGATGGCGCAGTCAACACTTAAGGAGAAAAACAATGGCTGAACTAAACCTATGGGAAAAAGCTATGGGCTGGCGTAAGCGGCAGATGGTCGAGACTCAGATCGACGATGTGTATGTATCTCCATCCCAACGCAACAGGGTATTGGAAGAGGTAGCTAGAGAGTTTGACAAGATGCCATTCGGTGATACGGCGGCATCCTTCGCGGCGTTTGTAAGGGGATTAAAAAAATGAATGATGAAATTGAAAACTATTTAAAAAGCAAAAGACTTAAAGATGAGATTGATCTCAATGTCATTAAGCCCAAATGTATTTGGTTCATTACCAAGAAGCATGGAAATGGAGATGGGCCATTCATAGTCGGTGGGACTGCATACGACCACTACGATGTAGCTTTCCATGTGTGGACTACGTTGCGTGAAGAGTGCGACAACCATAAATACGATTTGATCGAGCTTAATTTGTTAACGGGAAACGTCTTGTGAATGGGTTTGTAAAACAACAATTAGCAATCGGCGGAAGCCAGCCAGTACATCAACATAAGGAGTGCAACAAATGCAACGAAATGAGAGCGCCGGAGGGCGGGATACAAATGAACCACACCAAGTGGTATTGCGCGGGATGCTGGGCGAAGAGGTCAGCGACACGCCATCTGAAGCAGAGGCAATGACGCTGAAAGAAATGAAAGACAAGCTGGCATGGCACGCTAAGTACATTGATATGCTGGAAGATTTGATCTGCCACTACCAACGAGAAATTAACTTCTGGAAAACTAGAGAATGAAACAAGATAACGAAAACATACGAGCCGCCTTTGAGTCTTTCATGGGCACCAAGTCTAAGGACATTGCTTCTTTGTGGAATGGCAAGCGGTACACCAATCCAAACATCCAAACCAAGTGGCACTACTTCCAACTGGGCTGGACTTTGAGGGGATACAAGTGACTACACTTAACATCAATGTACTCCGCATAGATGGAGGCACGCAGTCACGGGACATCATTGACCAAGACACGATCAACACTTATGCCGAAGCGATGGCGGCTGGCGATAAGTTTCCAGAAGTCACGGTGTTTTTTAATGGTCTTGAGTATTATCTTGCTGACGGATTCCATCGGTACTTCGCGACAAAGAAGCTGGGCAAGACGTCAATAGGTTGCAACGTTGTAACAGGCACGCTTCGCGACGCCATCCTTTATTCAAAGGGTGCCAACGCGGATAACGGACTGCACCGATCCAACGCTACCAAGCGCAAGTGTGTAACCGATATGCTTGAGGATTTTGAATGGCAGTTCTGGACTAACACTGAGATTGCCAAGGCTTGTCGTGTGTCGGCTGAGTTTGTGCGTAAGATCAAAGCTGAGAAGGGTGTGCAGACCGAGACAGTCAAGTACAAGATGGGCAAAAAGGTCTATGAACGCAAGTCAACGAACGAGATCAACAATAAAGCTGAGCCTATTGCGGTAAAGAAAGAGGAGCCAGAGTTTAAGTACGATCCGCAAGAGGAATTGTTGCAGTCTTTGGCCGCTGAAAACGAGGAGCTGAAGGACAAGCTGGCAGTTGCTAACATGGGCGGCACCAGTAAGGACAAAGATCAGGCATCCGCAACTATTGCAGAGTTACGTGAGCGTATTCGTGTGCTTGAGGCTGAGCTTGAGGCCATCAAGGTAACGCGCAACTCATACCAGACGGAAAACGGTCAGCTAAAGAAGCAGATCGCGGCCATGCAAAGGCAACTAAAGAAGTAAGTAAAGCCTAAGCCAGCAGGCTAATGTGCTGGTAGTGGAGAAATTATGGGACTAGAACTTAGGCCGTATCAATCGGCAACACTGGAGGCTTTGCGTAAAGGATTCGTGGCTGGCTTGAGGCGGCAGATTCTTTATGCGCCTACGGGAGCTGGCAAAACTGAGATGGCTATTGCCTTGCTCGAAGCCACAAACAAAAAGGGAAACAAAGGTGCGATGATCGTTGATCGGATCATCCTGTGCGATCAAACCAGTGCGCGGCTAGACAAGTATGACATCGACCATGGCGTTCTTCAGTCTGGTCACTGGCGGGATCGGCCTTATGAAAACATCCAAGTCTGCTCTGCTCAAACGTTGGAGCGAAGGGGTGAGTTTCCCGGATTAAACCTGATGATTGTGGACGAGGCGCATCAAACCCGCGAGGCTACGGTTGAGTTCATTAAGAACAATCCTGACATCCGAGTGATTGGCCTGACTGCTACGCCATTCACCAAAGGGCTGGGTCGTGTGTATGAGAATGTTATCTCTACCATTACGACGAAGGAGCTGGTCGAATCCAAGGTGCTGGTTCCCCTGCGTGTGTTTATCTCCAAAGAGATTGACATGACGGGAGCGAAGAAGGTGGCTGGCGAGTGGTCGCAGAAAGAAACCACTGAGCGCGGCATCAAGATCACGGGTGACATCGTTGCTACATGGGTGGCCAAGACGAATGAGATATTCGGTAAGCCGGAGAAGACTATCGTGTTCTGCTCGGGCGTGGAGCACGGCACACACTTATCGCAAGAGTTTGCCAAGGTGGGATTCAACTTCATCAGCATCAGCTACCGTGACGACGATGATTTTAAGAAGCAAGTTATCGAGGACTTCAGTAGGCCGGATACGGAGATACATGGACTGATTGCCACTGACATCCTGACCAAAGGATTTGACGTGCCTGATGTCAAGATTGGTATATCTGCTAGGCCGTTCACCAAGTCATTGTCTTCTCACATTCAGCAGATGGGTCGCATCATGCGTGGCCATCCATCCAAAGAGTACGCTGTTTGGCTGGATCATTCAGGCAACTATCTCCGATTCCGTGGTGACTGGGATGAGGTCTATGAGAACGGTGTGCATGAGTTGGACGATGGCAAAGAGAAAGCCAAGTCGGAACCCAGCGACAAAGAAAAGAAAGAGTGCAAGTGCCCGCAGTGCGAGGCTTACTTCCCTCCAAGGCTGGATTCTTGCCTCAATTGCGGTCATGTGCGTGAGCGTAAGAACAAGATCGCCGAGGTCGAGGGCGAGATGGTGGAGCTGGGCGCATCAATGGCCAGTCGGGACAGTAAGCAAGAGTGGTGGTCAATGCTTCAGTGGTACGTCAGAGTTCAAGGCTGGTCGAACGGGCGTGCGGCTCATGTGTATAAGGATAAGTTCGGCGTGTGGCCAAGAGGTTTGTCCGATACCCCTGTGATGCCAAGCGAAGCAGTAGCCAAGTTTGTGCAGGATGGAATACGTAAGTACATCCGTCAGATCAAGAGGAAACGCTGATGGACTTACTCTTATTCTGTAAAGCGCATGGGATTTTGATTGATCGTGTGCCTCCGCTAGGTGTGTGGCGCAGGTATCCGACCGAGGATCATCCGCATAAACGCAACGGAGCTGTGAAGTACATGGGCGACCATGCGTTCGTCCAAAACCATGCTACAAACACCGAGATTTCACTGTGGCGGCCAGACGAAGCGGTCAAGATTGACCATGCCAAGATAGCCCGTGATGTTCAGGCAGCTGAAGACAAAAGAAAGTATGACCAAGCTGAGGCGGCCAAGCGTGCGGCCTACATCATTGGTCAGTCCCAGCTGGCGCGGCATGACTATCTAAAACGTAAGGGCTTTCCCGATGGCGAGGGCTATGTGTGGGTCAACGACGGCAAACAGTTCTTGATTCTTCCAATGCGTGTGGATCATCACTTGGTGGGCTGTCAGATGATTGACCAAGAGGGCGGTAAGAAGTTTCTCTACGGCCAGCGAACCAGTGGTGCCACTCTGACTATCGACAACAAGGGTGTGCATATCCTGTGCGAAGGTTATGCCACGGCCTTGTCAGTGCAGACTACTCTTAAGAAGTTCAAGCGGCGCTATGTGATTCATGTGTGCTTTAGTGCAGGCAACATGAAGAAGGTGGCGGCTACTTTGCCCAGTGGTGTTGTGATTGCGGACAATGACGCGAGCGGTACGGGGGAGCGGGTGGCCAAAGAAATAGGTTGGCCTTACTGGATGTCTCCTGTGCTTGGAGAAGACGCAAACGATGCGTGCCAAAGGATGGGCGTGTTTGCGTTTGGCCAGTCTTTACTGAAAGTATTGTGATACTTGAGGCTTGATTAGGTTTACGTTGTCATCAAGCTGGCTCATGAGTTTTAGGCTTTGAAGAATGTCACTGCCTATGTCAAAGATATTGTCCCCTTCACCAACAATATCTGATGTGACATAGACAGTGCCATCTTCCATCTCATGCAAAAAGATCGCGAACAGTGCTTGTTTCTTCATGGATGCTGACAATCTTAGTTGAGTGTGCGTTGGCTGAGTCGTGGTCTGATGATAGAACTAAGCGCATTATCTCCTCTTTGGATTCTGCGTCCAGCTCCATCTCAAACTCATAGGTTCTTTGAAGTTTTACCTTGTACTTCATAGGAACACGCCGATTGCTACGGACAGCATACCCAATCCAATGATGACCAAGATAAATTCAAACAGACCTGAGCCGCCATGCGGGTAGTGCTCGATAGCTTGTGCGTACTCTGTCGAGTTTGGAAATGCCTCGTTGAGTGTGCGGGGGTAGCTTCGTGTTGTGTCGTTGATCTCGTTCATGCTTGTGTCTCCATCGTTAATGCCTTGCCCCAGTTGGCGTAGGCTTGGTTGTATTTTGATCTTGTAAAGTCGGCGCAGGTTTCCCATGCGTTAAGCCAGTCAGTCGTTGCGTTCCATACAGTCTCACCCATATATGAGTCTTTGAGTATGTCTTCGCAGTCGCGATCATCTAGTTCATAACCTAGCTCTTTGGCGCATTGCTTTATCTTTTCGTAGTTCATTGCTCTACCTTTTTAAATGTGACAGTCTTGCCTTGTTGCTTCTGAAAAACAACTTCAAACTCTGCCTGCTCCTGTGAGTAAACAGTTTGCAATAGCTTGCCATTCTCTTTGTAAACTTTCCAAACTGGTTCGCCGTCCAGTCGTCCAGTGTCCGGCATGTAATCTTGTTTGTTCTCATCAAAGAATGACCAGCCCTCCCAGTGTTTTCGCTCATCATCGCAGTCAATGACAAGCGAGTACGGTCGCGATCCAATCATCAGGAAATTATGATTGCGTTCAAAACTGCCGTGTCCAATGTCGCCGCTGGCGTATTGGCCATACTTGGGAAATAGAACGTACCAATGATTGCGTTCAAGATCAACGATTAATTCCAGCTTGTGCGTGCGAAGCTCTACGTCAAAATGTTTGATGGTCATATCAGTCCTTTGTTAATGCTTCGGGTTGCAAAACTTCTACCGTTTCTTGCTCGTAACGTAGCTCGTCGCCCTCGGGGTCGCAGGTAAATAGATCGTGAGCCGATTCGATAGCTTCTTCCTGTGAGTCGGCTAAAACGCGGACAGATTTCACAATGATTGCTCTTATAATTACTTCATACGGTTTCATTTTGCGCTCCTTGCATAATTGATTGCATCTTTCCAAATAAGCCATGCGTCACACACTGATGTGTAATCGCCCATTGCCATCTCGTCGTCAATGACATCGTGGTCGATGCCTGCTCGCTCCATTTGTAGGAATTTGATAACGCTTAGCCTTGGTACGGCGGCGCAGTTCATGCGGTAGGAATCGACAAAAGCCCATTCCATGTGCGTAAGTTCGTCGTTCATGCTTCCACCTCTTTAACCTGTTCAACCTTCCAATCATCGCCACCGTAGTGGTCGCCATTAAAGTCGCCGCCATCCATGTTTTCGGCAATGCGTTCGGCTTCCTCTTGGTTTTCAGCTTCAATATCTGCATAGCAATATGAAACGTAAGATGCAATAACTCTGTATGTTTTCATACTGCCTCCAGTCGTTGAACAATCTTCAATGCGTTTTCGTAGGTTCTCTTGTCCTTTTGCCACTGCTCGTCACTGATGCCGCCTTCGTGTTCTTCAACAAAATATCGGGCTAGTTCTACTGCGTGCGCCAGTGCGTTTATCTGTGCTTGGGTTAATGTTTTCACGCGGCCTCCTGCATCAATGATTCAATTTCGCTCTCGATACCTTCCCATGTAATGCCGTAGTTGGTGTCGTAACTTTTGCATAGTGCCTCCATAACTTCGACGCATTGGCCATCGGTCAACGTGACATCCATACATTCGGCAACGCTTTGAATGTCGTCAATACCCCAGTCATCGCGCAAAACCCATCCGTGCTCAGTGTTTATCATTCTTGCCATGTTGTTTTTTCCTGTGTTATTTCTACAAATTCATCGTCTTCAAACGTTGCAAGCTGGCCGCTGTGATAGTTGCCACCGACCAAAAACTCAGCGGCATTGCCACAAACTTTTGAGTAGTCTTCCGCTGTGTTCGGGTCAAAAAAACGTTCGCCTACTTCTATGTTTTTAAACTTAATCCTCATGCTGTTTGCTCCTCAATGTAAGCCGCGTTTCCTGTTTGTTCGCGGTAATACTGAGCTTCTGCATAGGCTTGTGAAAAGTTGTCAAACTCGGCTAAAAATGTGCCGTTGTGGTTCAATACTCGATATTTCATGCTGTTTGCTCCTGTGCTTTGAGATAAGCGCGAACCAGTGCCATGCCATCGGCTGAAACCGACCACTCGTTAGCGTTTCCACCATCCAAGCAAAGGCCGCCAGTGGGTTCGCCGCCATAAAATCCCTCGTATCCCAATAGCGTGCCAACGTAGTAGCGGCTGACAAACTGGCCTCGTGGCCATGCTTCGCTCTCGTATCTGTGGTCGTAGAATTCCACCATAGGGCGATCTTCGTCGTGTGTAAGACAGTCGGCGCGGCCATAGCGGTCGCCCTTGTTGACAATTCTCACGTTGAATTTTTCAAGTTTTAGCATTGTGTTTTCTCCTGTGCGTGGACTATTCCACCCAAAGCCCCGACACGCGAGGCTTCAGGTGTGACAGTCTCAATATTCCTCGGCGTAGTCTTCCAAGGTGGTGATGAGGCCATCAAAATCCTCGCTGGGGCCAAGTACTGAGGCCATCGCGAAAACGATAGTGCGGTCGTATTCCTCGCATAAGCTCTCAAGGTAGGCGCGGCGGTTTGCGAATCCGTTTGCTTGGTAGTCGTTCATTATTTTTTCTCCTGTGTGTTGATCCATGCTTGTGCTTCGGCCTGTGTTTTCCATGGTGCGCGGCCAATGCCCACAGCTTCGGTTTTGTTGTTGCGTACAGTAAAACCGACGGTTTCCAGCGTCCATGCCTCGCGGTCGCTGTCGTTGAGATACGGCACGGCACCATAAAGAGAGGCGGTGTGGCCGTCGTTGTGTTTCCAGCGTTTTGATTCGATCACTTCGTACATTGTTTGCTCCTGTGTGTTGTGTGAATGGTCTATCTATCAGGTATATTGGAAGGCGTCAAGCGTTTTTTGCTTGTGCGTGGGCTTATCGTGCTCGGCCTTCTGCGCGGCCTGCATCCCATAGGCGGAGAATCTCGGCCTTGTGTTCAGGGTAGTGGGAGAGGGTTTTTAAAAGCCATTGGTTAATCTCTCTCGCGGTGTTGTAATTGGGTGAGCGTTCGTAGCTGTAACCCTTGCGGATTATTTGGGCTTCTGTGTAGATCATGCTTCGGCCTTTGCGATGGCGGCGCGGATGGTGGCCAATGCTTTGGCTACGGCTCCGGCCTTGTATATGTTGCTTCCTTCGTGGTCTTCGACGAATGGAAGGGCGAGATATAAGGCGTTCAGCAGGTCGGGCGCGGCTATTATTAAGCGGGCGTTTGCTTCGCCCATCGGCGATGGGTTGCAGACTGTGTATCCGTCCGCGTCAACGATAGCGCGGTAGCCGATCTCATGGCCTTCTACGTTGTAATAAATAAGCCAAGGCGCGGCGGCTGGTGCGTGTACTGGGTGCGTCATGTTGTGATCTCCTTTAAAGTGTTACTCGGTTGGCCAATGATTCGCTGATGATTCCTGAGCGGCTGAGGTGGTCTACAAAATCCACAAAAGCGCATCGGGTGTCGGTGGTGTGCATTTTTCCGGTGCCTGCGTGGTCGGTAATTTTGCGGCGGTTTGCTTCGGGGTATGCGTCCCAAAATGCGGCGCGGATTTGTTTTTGGTTGGTGTATGTCATTGCTTTGACTCCTTTAAAAAACACAAATGCCGCGTGAGTAGTAAGCGGCGGGGTCTTTGCCCTCGGGCACGTCTTGCGGGCGCAAAATGTAGAGGGCGGCTCCGCGTGGGTCGGTCTGCACATAAAACGATAAAAGCGGGTCTTCTGCGCGGGGCTGTCTGATGTTGCGTGCGTGCACAATGTCGCGCAGGCGTTTGAGGGCGCCGGTTTCGCGGTCGGCTGTGCGTGAGCGGCGGCCATTGTGCTCGTTCTTCCAATATGTGAGGCCGGTTTCTTCGTCGCGTTCGACGCATCCGGCATCGGTGCCGCACTCTAGTTCGTACCAACGTTGCAAGGTCATGCTAATGCGGCGGAGCTTGTCGGCTTCGTCGGTGCTGAAACCTAAGCCCGTGAGGGTGTCGATTTGGTGGGTCTGTCTGATTGCTTCTTTGCGGTTCATGGTGTCGGCTCCTCAAATAAAAGTTAGGGTAAGGGTCGCGCAGTCTGCGTGAAGGTCGCACACTTCGCACAATGCGAAGTCGTCGCCGTGGTCGGTCACGTCCCAAATACCAACCTTGGGCGCTTTGTAGTGGTAGTGGCGCGGTAGGCTTTGCTCGAAGGCGCGAAGCTGGGCGCAGTCCTCATCGGTCAAGCCTGATTCGTCGCCATTGATGAGGGCGCTCACGAAGTGAGTCGACATCTTGAAGGTGTAGGTTTTTGGTTGCATGGTGTCTGCTCCTTAGATTGTGAATTCTTCGCGGGCTTGCTCGATGATGTAACCGAGCTTCTGAGCTTCGCGGATGGTGGCCAACGTTAGCGTCTTGGTGCCTGCGATGCGTGCGAAGGTGCGGGCTGTTTCGTCGGCGGGGTAGTAGGTTTTGACGCCGTACACCTCGCGGGCTTTTACTGTCAGGGTGAGTTGGTTCAAGGTTTGCTCCTTTGGTTGGTGGTGGAATAATCTCCAAAGCCCCGAAGGGCTTTAGGCATTACTCGGCCATTGCTTCTTCAATGATTCGCGGGGCGATGTGTCGCGCATCGGTGAGAGAGTCGGCCGCCCAGCCTGTGAAGCTCTCGCCCTCGCGGTCAAAAAACAATTCGTACACTTGCGCGGATTGGTCGAACTGTGCCCAGATTTCGAAGCCTTGTTTTTTTGTGATGAGTAGCATTTTGGTTTCTCCTTAGTTGGTTGGGTGATAGCTTGCGAAGTCGCCGACCAATTCGAGGCCGAGGGCTGGGCAAATTACGCGGGCGGTTGTTTCCCATTTGATCTCTTCACGAGCGAAGCGTTCGGCCTTGCGTGCGTTGTCAAAATCAGCGGTCACAATCTCGCCGTCTAAATATTTAACTGTTACTTCGTAGGTGGTCATTGTGGTTGCTCCTTAGTTGGTGAAAGTAGTTGAGACAATGCCTTCTTTGGCCATAACGTGCCAACGTTGGCCGTCGGCGGTAGCGGCGGATAAAAGCTTGACGGTGCGATCTTTGAGCGCGAGCGACACAGTAACGATCGTGTCAAAGCGTCGAACGATCAAGCGGGAATCGGTAGGGAATCCAGCGATCAAGTCATTCACCTGCGAAGTGGTGAGGGCTGTTGGTAATGATTTCATTGGTTGCTCTCCTATGGTTGGTCACTGGTCATTCAGTGAAGCCCGACAATATCACACTTTTAAGCACTTTTACGCAATAAAGTAATTATTTTATAGGTGAAAACCCTTAGAGGTGTTCCAACGTTGCAACACCCAAAGCCGGAAAGCGGGCGGGTTTATTGCCGAAGGCTTGCAGTTTTACTTCTTGTTACCCCATAATCGCATACCATGAAAACACTCACACGCTCACAGATCAAGCAAGGGTTAGAACAGATACCCATGAAGACAATACTAGGCGTTTCCGATAAGGCTCTCACCCATAAACAAAAGACATTCGCCAAAGAAGTGGCCATGGGTTCAACAGGTGCTGACGCATACAGGAAGGCATACAACAGCAAGGCCAAACCAAAGTCGGTCGCAGTCGAAGCCAGTAAGCTGAAGGCAAAACCTAGCATTGCACAAACCATTGAGGCTTACGAAGCGGCCATTCAGGCTCAAGCATATCAAACCCCTGCGGGCTTAAGGGCGCTAGTAATACAAACGTTGGTCAACGTGCTCACCGATACGGAGGCGAAGGACTCGGTAAAAGTAGCGGCGGCCAAGACCCTTGGCACTGTTACAGAAGTGGCGGCCTTTACTGAGAGACGCGAAACGAAGGTAATCACATCTAGCGAAGACACGAAGGCAAAACTATTGGCCAAACTGCGCGACATGATGAAGGCCAACGCGACTGATGCGACCGTGATTGAAGCTGATACGCTGATGGCTGAGCTTTCGGGAAAAACGGCGGCGGATGAACCCCACCCCGCCCCGACCCCCCAAGCTGACGAGCAGGAGTCCCATTTACATTTGCATACTATCCCACTCGAAGTGTCAGATGATTTTTCAGATCCACTCGAACAGTCAGCAACTTTTTCCAATCAGCCAAACCCCACCCCTTTGATACAGGAAGACCCCCCGGTAGGTGATGAAAAATGAAATGGGGGGATATATATTTAAATCGGAAAATGATTGCGCCGAGGAAGATGCCGACGTTTGAGGAGTGTTGGGAGAAGGATATGACTAAGGTGCAAAGGGAAGTGTTTTTAATTGTGGATGAGTGGTGGAAAGAGTTTGGGTTTAGCCCGAGCTTGAGGGATATTGCTTATCAGAGGGGCAAGAGTTCGTTGCCCAATACGATGAAGATTGTTAACCGGCTTTGTGAAATTGGTGTTTTAAAGAAGCAGGCGGGTAGGGGTAGGACGATCAGACCTGTTTACATTAACTTTAGGACGTTGGAATGAAAAGAAACGTTGGCAGGTTTTATTGTCCGGATTGGTTGGCTTATACCTATCTTGTTCTGATTGTTTTGGGACTTATAAATATTTTGATGTGGGTGTTCAAGTGAAAAAAATAAAAATATCGCTCCGCAAGATGGCTATTATGAGGAACAAAGGTATTCAATTTTCTTCAAAGTGTTGCAACGTTGGAACACCTATAGGTGTTAACCCTAATGAATGAAATAGATACATTGCTGTCGAAGCTACCTGTTGCAGAGCAGGAGGCATTGTTGGCTGAGGTTGAGGAATATAGGCGGGCGGTAGAGCGGGAAACTGCGCAGGCTTCGTTTATTTCATACATTAAGATGATGTGGCCGGGGTTTGTGGCGGGTCGGCATCATGCGATCATGGCTAAGAAGTTTGAGGATATAGCGTCTGGGAAATTGAAGCGGTTGATTATTAATATGCCGCCGCGTCACACTAAGAGTGAGTTTGCTTCTTATTTGTTGCCGTCGTGGTTTCTTGGTAAGTATCCGGGGAAGAAGATTATTCAGTGTTCGAACACGGCGGATTTGGCTGTTGGGTTTGGGCGCAAGGTTAGGAACTTGGTGGATTCGGAGCAGTATTCGACTGTTTTTCCGGATGTAAGTTTGAGGCAGGATAGCAAGGCGGCTGGTCGTTGGGCGACTAATCAGAATGGGGAATACTTTGCTATTGGTGTTGGCGGTACGGTGACGGGTAAGGGCGCGGATCTTTTGATTATTGATGACCCGCATTCTGAGCAGGAGGCTGCTTTGGCTTCTGGTGATCCGGGCGTATTTGATCGGGTGTATGAGTGGTATACGTCTGGGCCTCGTCAGCGTTTGCAGCCGGGTGGTGCGATTGTTGTTGTGATGACGCGCTGGGCGGAGAGGGATTTAACTGGCCGAGTTATTAAAGATGCGGCCATGAGGGATTCTTCGGATGAGTGGGAGATCATTGAGTTCCCAGCTATTTTGCCGAGTGGTAATCCTTTGTGGCCGGAGTTTTGGTCATTAAAAGAATTGACTGCGCTGCGTGAAGAGCTTCCCCCAGTAAAGTGGAATGCTCAGTACCAGCAGGCACCGACTGGAGAAGAGGGTGCTTTGGTAAAAAGGGAGTGGTGGAAGATCTGGCCTAAAGAAGATCCGCCTCGGTGCGAATATATTATTCAGAGTTGGGATACGGCGTTTACAAAGAATACAAGGTCTGACTTTTCGGCTTGTACGACTTGGGGTGTTTTTCACATGAATGAAGATCCCAATGATGTGAACGTTATTCTATTAGATGCTTTCCAGCGGCGGATGGAGTTTCCTGAATTGAAGGAGAAGGCGCTGAGTCATTATCAGGAGTGGCAGCCGGACACTTGCATCATTGAGGCGAAGGCGGCTGGAGCGCCGTTGATTTATGAGTTACGGGCGATGGGTGTATATGTTCAGGACTACACGCCGGTCAGGGGAAATGACAAATTTGTGCGCTTGAATTCCGTGACTGATTTGTTCAGTAGTGGTAAAGTGTGGGCGCCGGAGACTCGGTGGGCGAGTGAAGTGATTGAGCAGATGGCATCGTTTCCAAATGGTGAGCACGATGACTTGGTGGACTCAAGCACACAAGCGCTGATAAGATTTAGGCAGGGTGGTTTCTTGCGTCTTGATTCAGATGAGCGCGAAGAAATCCAGAGTTTTCGCCGCAAGCATAGTTACTATTAAGGCCAAACATGAGTATCGAACAATCTCTCAGTCAAGCACCATTGGGTTTAGATGGCATTGTCATGGATGACACACCAGCCATTGAAATTGAAATTGAAAACCCAGAGGGTGTGAAGATCGGAATTGATGGCATGGAAATAGACATGATGCCTGAAGCCGACGAAGAAAACTTTGACGATAACTTGGCCGAGATAATGGATCAGGGCGAGCTGCAAAAAGTAGCCAGTGATTTAGTTGGCATGGTTGATGCGGACATTGCTTCCCGCAAAGACTGGGTAGATATGTACGTCAAAGGTCTTGACGTTTTGGGGATGAAATATGAAGAAAGAACGGAGCCTTGGCTCGGCGCTTGCGGAGTATTTTCTACCGTTCTGACTGAAGCCGCAGTTCGTTTTCAAAGCGAGACAATCATTGAGACATTCCCGGCTCAAGGCCCAGTCAAGACGGAAATCATTGGTGCAATTGACAAACTTAAAGAGCAGGCGGCTGAAAGAGTTCGTGATGACATGAACTACCAGCTCACCGAGGTGATGACTGAGTACCGACCAGAGCATGAAAGAATGCTTTACTCGCTTGGTTTGGCTGGAGCAGCGTTTAAAAAAGTGTATTTTGATCCCGGATTGGATCGTCAAGTTGCTATTTTTATTCCAGCTGAAGACGTCATTATTCCTTATGGCGCTTCTAGTCTTAAAAATTCTGAGCGTGTTACGCACATCATGCGTAAAACCAAGAATGATATTAAGAAATTACAAGTTTCAGGCTTTTATGTTGACATTGAACTTGGTGAACCGCAGGCAATTCACACTGATGTAGAGAAAAAGAAAGCCGAAGATCAAGGTTACAGCTTAACTGACGATGATCGTTACCAAATTTTGGAAATCCATGCGGACTATGACCTGCCCGGATATGAAGATGAAGATGGAATTGCTCTTCCTTACGTAATTACGATTGATCGTGGCACAAATAAAGTGCTGGCCATTCGTAGAAACTGGAATCCAGAAGATAAACGCAAGTTAAAGCGCGATCATTTTGTTCAATATACGTATGTTCCCGGTTTTGGCGCGTATGGTTTGGGCTTAATTCACCTGATTGGTGGTTATGCACGCGCAGGAACATCAATTATTCGTCAATTGGTGGATGCTGGTACGTTATCTAACTTGCCCGGCGGTTTAAAAACTCGCGGCTTGCGGATTAAAGATGACGATACCCCAATTAATCCCGGAGAATGGCGCGATGTAGATATTCCAAGTGGTGCGGTTCGTGACAACATCATGCCGCTTCCATATAAAGAACCATCACAAGTTCTTTTGGCGCTTTTAAATCAAATTACTGATGAAGGCCGCCGCCTTGGCTCTATTGCTGACATGAATATCAGCGATATGAGTGCTAATTCCCCAGTTGGAACTACGCTTGCTTTGCTTGAGCGACAGCTTAAAACAATGTCAGCTGTTCAGGCTCGTATTCACTATTCAATGCGTCAAGAGTTTAAGCTTTTGCGTGACATTATTCGTGATTACACGCCACAAGATTACAGTTTTGATCCAGTCGAAGGCGACCGCAAGGCAAAGCAAGAAGACTATGACATGGTATCCGTCATTCCAGTGTCGGATCCAAACAGTGCAACGATGGCTCAGCGCATCATGCAGTACCAAGCTGTTATTCAGCTGGCTCAAGGTGCCCCGCAGATTTATGACTTGCCGCAGTTGCATCGTCAAATGATTGAAGTGCTTGGCATTAAGAATGCGGACAAGTTGGTTCCAGTTGAAGACGATCAAACACCAAGAGATCCCGTATCTGAGAACATGGCTTTCTTAACTGGTAAACCAACAAAAGCATTTATCTATCAAGATCATGATGCTCACATTGCTACACATACAGCCATGATGCAAGACCCAATGGTTATGGGACAGATTGGTCAAAATCCAATGGCTCAACAAATGCAGGGTGCAATCATGGCTCACATTGCCGAGCACGTTGCATTCCAGTACCGAGTTCAATTGGAAAAACGTTTGGGCGCTACATTGCCAGCTCCAAATACGGAGATGCCAGAAGAAGTTGAAGTTCAATTGTCTAAGTTGGTGGCTCAAGCAGCAACACAGTTGACTCAAATTCATCAAGGTGAAGCAGCTCAAAAGCAGGCTCAACAGCAAGCGCAAGATCCTATTGTTCAAATGCAGCAAGCAGAGTTGCAAATTAAACAGCAGGAAACACAGATCAAGGCTCAAAAAGTGCAGGGTGAATTGCAACTTAGAGCGCAAGAATTACAGTTAAAGGCCCAAGAGATGCAGGCCAAAACTGGTGAGACGCCGGAGATGATTGCCCAGCGTCACCAGCAGGAGTTGCAACAGCAGCTTCAGCGACACCAGATGGAGTTGATGCAGTCTCAGCAATCGCATCAACAAAAATTAAATCAAGCCCAAGAGGCGGCACGGTTGAAAGCGTTAACGCAACAACGTAACCAAGGAGTTTGAGCATGGAAACCAAAATCTTTGAAGTGCTGCATGGAAAGCTTGATGAGCAAGTCCAAGACTTGCGCCAAGTCGTGTGTGATGGTGGAGCAAAAACCTACGATCACTATCGAGAGCTGTGTGGACAAATACGAGGTCTGCAATCCGCACAGAGAGAAATCAATGACCTTGTTAAAAAACTTATGAAAGACTATGAAGATGGATAAATTTGACGTTAGCGCGGTTAATCTTTCCGGGGTGCTCAACACTTCCCCCGAAGAGAAAGCCAAGCAAGTCCCAGATCCAGTCACTTATCACCTTCTCTGCATGTTGCCGAAAGCAGAAGAAGAGCTTGGTGAATCTGGTTTGGTTAAATCGGCACAGATGATGTACAACGAGGAGCTACTTTCCCCCGTTTTATTCGTTGCAAAAATTGGCCCAGATGCTTTTAAAGATCCGGCTAGATTCCCTTCTGGTGCATCTTGCAAGGTGGGTGACTTTGTGTTGGTAAGACCCAACACTGGTACTCGCATGAAGATTCATGGAACAGAGTGGAGACTCATTAACGATGACTCGGTGCAAGCGGTGGTTGAAGATCCTCGCGGCATTCAAAGACCATTTTAAGGAGTGAATCATGGCCGAAATTGAAAAAACAGAATTTGAATTTCCGGACGAGGCTGAAACTAATTCACGTAAAGGTGGAAAAGTTGTAGAGCCGGAGCCTGAAATTGAGATTGAAACAGCTGATGCTGAAATTGAAATTGTAGATGACACGCCAATTAAGGATCGTGGCCGCGAAAATCTCAATGAACCAGTACGAGATATAACTGACGAAGAGCTATCTAAGTACGACGAAGGTGTAAAGAAGCGCATGAAGCGTTTTGCCGAGGGCTACCACACCGAAAGACGTGCAAAAGAAGCTGCTGAACGCGAAAAAGAAGAGGCTTTGCGCTTAGCTCAGTCCATTCTTGAGGAGAATAAACGCCTAAAAGGCTCTGTAAATCAGGGTCAAACCGCACTTTTGGAGCAGGCAAAACGGGCTGTTAACTCTGAAATTGAGGATGCAAAGCGTTTATATCGTGAAGCATACGAGTCTGGGGACTCTGAAAAATTGGTTGAGGCACAAGAAGCGCTTACAAATGCGAAGATCCGTGCTGATAAAGTAAACAATTTTAAACCTGCCCCTTTACAGGTAGATGAAACTCCTGTACAAATCACACCACAGCAATCAAAAGCTGCACCCGTTGACGAAAAACTACTAGCTTGGCAAGACAAAAATCAGTGGTTTGGTCAGAATAAACGGATGACAGCCTACGCCTTGGGTCTGCACGAGGATCTGGTTGCAGAGGGAATTCCGAGTGGAAGTGAAGAATACTATAAACGTATTGACTCTGACATGAGGGAAAGATTTTCGGAACAGTTTGGAGCCGAACCAAATTCCGTTGAAGCAAAATCTCAACGAGCAAAATCCAACAATGTTGCACCTGCAACCCGTAGCACAGCGCCTAAAAAAATCGTGCTTACGCAAACACAGGTCAATCTCGCCAAGCGGCTAGGTGTTCCATTGGAACTCTATGCGCGTAAGGTAGCTGAAGAAATGAGGAAATGAAAATGGAAAAAACTATCCGCGCACCACGCGAGCTTGATACACGTGAAAAAATGGAACGTCCAAAACAATGGATGCCACCACAGCTTTTGCCCGATCCCAATCCGGAACCGGGCTACGCTTATCGTTGGATCAGGATTGCATCGCTAGGAAAAGATGACGCCACTAACATTTCCGGCAAGTTACGCGAAGGCTGGGAACCCGTTAAGGCTTCTGACCATCCCGAAATCCGTCTGTTTGGTTCTTCCAATGGAAAGTTTCCTGACAGTGTGGAAGTAGGCGGTTTGTTGCTTTGCAAAACACCTGTGGAATTCGTTGAGCAGCGAGATGCGTATTACCGCAAACAAGCGGAGGCGCAAATGGCTTCAGTGGATAACACTTTCATGCGCGAAAATGATCCGAGGATGCCTATGTTCAAAGAACGTAAGTCCACGGTCACTTTCGGTAAAGGTCAGTAAACTTTTTGGAGTCTATAGATGGCATACCCTACCATTGATAAGACGTATGGTTTCAAGCCTGTCAATCGCATTGACGGCCTACCCTACGCCGGAGCGATCCGTCAAATCCCAATCGCGCCTTCCTACGCAACAGCAATCCTGAACGGTGACACCGTTAAGGTTGACACTAACGGCTACATTGTGGCTGCTAGTACAACTGACTCAGGTAACGTTGTTGGTGTTTTGGTTGGATGTTCTTACATCAACTCTTTGAGCCAGCCTACTTTTAGTCAGGCTTACCCAGCTGGTGTATCTACTTCTACTGCAATGGCTTTTGCTTTTGTTGTGGATGATCCTATGGCAGCCTTCAAGGTTTGCGCTACAGTTGCTGGTTCCACAACTCCTACAGCTTATAGCCGTTCGATTGTTGGTTCTAACGTAGCTTTGGTTGCTAACGTCGGTTCCACCACCACTGGTGATTCCTACTACGGTATTGACGGTTCTTCCGCCGCTACCACTGCAACTCTTCCCGTTCGTGTTATTGACGTTGTGGCCGACACAGCGACTGGCAACCCATCAGTGGCTGCTACAACTTATTACGAGTTTCTCGTTAAGTTCAATACGAACCAGTACAACAACACTACTGGTATCTAAGGAGTAACTTACCATGGCTATTTCACGCGCACAACTATTGAAAGAGTTGCTCCCCGGTCTGAACGCATTGTTCGGTCTTGAGTACGCTAAGTACGGCGAAGAGCACAAAGAGATCTACGAAACAGAGACATCTGAGCGTAGCTTTGAAGA